CCCAGCAAGCCGCCATGGCCGATGCGGGCTACGCCCAACAGGCCAACCTCGCCAACCAATCGGCCAACCTCAACGCCGCCCAATACAACAGCAGCCAAAACCTCGCCGCCCAGCAGGCCAACCAATCGGCAAACTACAACGCCAACTACGCGAACCAAAATTTCCTCCAAGGCGTATCTAGCCAGAACTTCAACCAATTTTCGGGACAGCAAAGCATGCTCGGCAGTCTCTACGGCCAGCAGGCCGGTATAGCGCAGAATCAGATGGGCAACTCCTTGGCTCTAGGCCAAGCCAATGTCGGCCTAGACCCGATCACAAGGGCGATGGGAAGCAATTTGCCTGTCGCCACGCAAGGCATAGCTGCCAACATGGTCGGGCAAGCCTACAACTCCAACATGCAGTACGGCAGCGACGTGTATAACACGAACACCAACATGCAGGCTACTAACTATAACTCCTACATGAATAACCAATCTGCACTGCAAGGCGCAAAATACCAAGCGGATGCCGCAAAATCCGCAGGCAATAGCGCGATGCTAGGCTCTGCCATCGGCGGCGCTGGAGCGGCTGTAGGTGGAGCGGCCGCCGCCGCTTGTTGCTGGGTCGCGCGTGCAGCATTCGGCACATCGACATCGCGATGGATGCTCTACCGCCGTGCGATGCTGCGCGGTGCCAGCGACCGCACGATCCGCCTCTACTGCCAACACGGCCCATCTATCGCCACCCGTATCACCACCCCCATCCGCAGATTTATTACCCGATGCTTACTACGTTCGCTGGAAATCGCTTGGAAGTAACCAAGGTCCGCATCGACGGAGCCCAGCGCGCCTGCACACCCGAGCAGACGCTTGCTCGTATGCGCCCACATTGCCACGCCGCAGGCATCACGCGCCTCGCGGAGATCACCGGCCTAGACCGGATCGGGATCGACGTGGCTCAGTGCATCCGACCCGACGCCATCGTGCTCGCGGTGGATAGCGGCAAAGGAGCGACGCCCGCCGCTGCGAGATGCAGTGCGATGATGGAGGGCTTCGAGCGCCATGTGGGCGAGACCGCTCCTGTGCGCTCGATCATGGCTAGCGCCGCGCAGCTCGGCGACGCTGCGGAGACACGTCTCCCGCTCCTCTCTGGAGCCGTCGTCGATCCCCACATCCCGCAACCTTGGGTGGAGGTCTATGGATTGCAAAGCGGCAAGGCCCGCTACGTCCCAGCTTGCGCTATCTCTCTCCAGGCTAGGCACCCTGCCGGACTCCCGCTCGCGGCGACCCCGTGGGCCTCGACCTCGAACGGACTCTCTTCTGGCAATACCTATGCTGAGGCGGTGGCTGGAGGGCTCTACGAGTGCATCGAGCGAGATGCGACCGCTATCGCTCAGGGTAAAAATGCGGTGGCCTATTCTGGATCTGCGACTCTCTCCGATGAAATGGGCAGAACGTATGACGGAACTTTTGCCGTATCTCCCCGAGTGAATCTGGACACGGTGACGGACCGTACCGTTCGCCGTCTCATCCGTACCATCCGCGATGCCGACATCACCCCCGTGCTGCTCGATGTCACCAGCGACATTGGGATCCCCACTTACATCTGCTACCTCATCGACTGCGAGAACGGCCACGGGATACATAAAGGCTATGCCTCCCACCTAGATCCTGCTGTGGCTCAATCTCGCGCCCTCACTGAGACCATCCAAGCCCGCGCTATCTGGATAGCTGGCAGCCGCGACGACTTCACTCACGAACGCTTCGACCGCATGAAGGCGGCAGATAACTCTGCGGCCATCGCGCAGCTCTACCGCCACCCGATCACGTCGGCCAACGCTCACGCCGACCGCTCCGGCGATACCTTCGAGGCCGACATAGATACCCTCTGTGCCGCGCTCGATGCCGCAGGCATACCGGAGCCGCTCATCTATGAGTTCACCCACGACTACCCGTGCTCCGTGGTGCGAGTGATCGTGCCCACTCTGGAGGGGTATAAATTTGACTATTCTCAGCGCGGACCACGCGCCCGCCTCGTATGAAAATCTTCCTCGGCCCCACACGCCCCAGCAACATCCCCGCCGATGCCGACCTACGGCCACCCGCCCAGCAAGGCGACATCGCCGCCGCTGCCCTAGAGGGGTCGGATACGCTCATACTTATCGACGGACTCTTTCACCAAAGCCTCTCTCCCTGGCATAAGGAAATCCTCTTTGCCCTCGAGCGAGGGTGCCGAGTGATCGGGGCAGGAAGCCTCGGGGCGCTCCGCGCTGTGGAGTGCGCTCGCTACGGAGCCGAGCCTGTCGGAATCATCGCCGGTTGGTATGCCGACGAGTCTTGCACGGACGATGCCGATGTCGCGCTCGCTCACGGCCACGCCGAAGATGGCTACCGCGCCCTCTCAATCCCCATCGTGAACCTCCGCGCCACCGCCGAGTGCCTTGTCGCCGATGGATTATTACCCGCCGCCGAGTTGCCTAGCCTGCTCGCCGCCGCCCGCTCGATCTACTACGTCGAGCGCAGTTGGCCGCGCCTCCGCCGAGACTTGGGAAGTGTGGCTGATTTGCTCCAAGCAAACTACCGTGACCAGAAGGCGCTCGATGCCGAGGAAGCTATACGCCACGCGCAGCACGTCGCCGCTCGCTCCACTTGGGAGGAACCGAAGCATACCCTCAATGCCCACATGCTCGCTCTCCTGGGGAACGATCTGCCGTCCGCTTCCGGTAGAGAGTATAGCCGATGGACTCACTCTCAACGAGAAATAGCCACAGATGCCGCATTGATTGCCGAACTCGCTCAAGCGGTAGGAATCACGGTGACGCCTTACGACATCCAAACCGCATCAAGTGCCTTGTGGGATGGGCTCGGAATCCACGAACCAGCCAAGGCCGAGCAGTGGCTATGTGAGCACGGCATCTCCGAGGGAGTCTGGATGAGCGAGGCGCTCAACGAAGCCATCCGCCGCGCTGCCCGAGCATGGTTGACGAGTACCAGTAATGCCTACGACACCGTGCCCCGCGCCAAGATTTACCACTCCATTCACAAACAACCCATCACCACCTAAATAATATGCCATACGCCCCCCTCGTCAACGACACATCAGGACAGATCCTCGCTGGATACCAAGTCAAAGCAGCCGACGCGCTCCAACAAGGCCAAGAAAAGTTCGGCGAAGGGATAGGGACGGCACTTACCGCAGTGGGTGGAGGGATAGGAGTGGGGATAAAAAAGCTTAAAGATAATACATCAAAGATGGAAGGAGCACAAGCTACCGTGCAAGCCATGCAATCCATCCTTCCTAAATATGGAGATCGAGGTATCGCTCTTGGGGATGCTCTTGCTAAAGACATAGAAAAAGCAGGTAACAACCCTGACAAAATCAGCGGCACAATCATGGCCTACCAGCCAACCATGCAGAGCTTAATCCAAACGGATCATTCCGTCCAAGTCGCCAATGCTCAAGGGGCAAACTATCAAGCGTTAGCTCAAATCAAGGCCGATGCGCAAGCGGCCCAGCCCCCCAAGATGAATGCCGAGACAATCCGCGCGTATGCTAACGATGCCGCCACTAATGGAAAAACGCCTGATCAAATCAAGGCTGCTTTATTGCAAGGCTATGGACAATGGGCTGTCGATGCGGTTTACCCCCAGCCAAAGCAAAACTTTTGGCCGTAGTATAATACTGCCATGGCGCACAACCCCCTTCTGGACATCATCAATGCTGGCACCTCTACAGAGAGTCAGGGCATAGCGATAGATCAAGCTACTCCGCTGTCTAGCGACCCTCCGGATTGGACTCCATACCCGCAGAACGACATTATTGGTGAGCTAGATTCAATGGATTTAACTAGAGGGCAAACACCCCAAGATGAAATCCCTGATGCGCCGGAAGAATCTTCTGGGCCAATGCCGCGCCGGAATCCGCTGCTAGACATAATTAACGGTGGCACTCCTGAGCCTACATTGAGGCGGGAGAATCCCTTGCTTGCGTTCATACGACAGCAAGAGGCCGCCGCCCAGCAAGAGGCCGCCGCCACGCAGGAAGTGGTAGCGCAGGCAACGACTCCCGATGAGGCGCTGCCCGTCGTGCCAACGAAGCTGGCCAACGCCCTCGGCGTGCTCGACTACCGCGACCCCGAGGAGGGCGCTCGCCGCTCGCAGGCCGCCGCCCTGGGAGAGATCCTAGGTCTGCCGGAATACGAGAGGGTCCAACTCGGAGCCGCCCCGACCAATGAGGATGGCACCGTGACCATCCGCCGCGCCCAAGCCGTGAGCCCCGAGGCGAATGCCGCCGCTGCCGTGAAGCTCCAAGAAGACCAAGCCGCTGCCGCTTCGCGCTACAAAGCCGAGCAAGAATCCCTAGAGCCCTCTTTCTTTGAGAAGATCAAACAACGCTGGAGCCTCGGCCGCGAGCAAGCCGTCGATGACCAGCTCGCCTACCGCGCGATGACGGGAGAGGTGGACTACGAGAAAGTCAAAGGTCAACTCGACCCATCTACACGCCCGCTCAAGGGTGGCAACTGGCTCTCCGAAGGCGTGCTCACCGCCTCGCAAATGCTGCCCGCCATGGTCGATGGCATCATCTCTGGCAATAAGCTCGGACTGCAAGGCGCTATGGCTGGAGGCACCGCCGCCGCTATCGCTGGACAAGTCGGGCCTCAAGTGGTCACGCCCGAAGAGATCGTGACCGTACCCGCTGCCGCCGCTCTCGGCTACACCGCAGGCACCGCAGCGGGAAGTGCAGAGTATTGGTATAAGCAAGGAGCGGGATCCATGTATCACGAACTCCGCAAGGAGGGGATACCTCATAATGTCGCCAGCACGGTCGCCGTCGGATTCGGAGCGCCGTATGCCGCTATCGAGCTTGCCCAAGTCAGCAAGCTCGTCCCTGGGGTGAAGCAAACCGCCGCGCAAGCCGTGGCCGGTGGCATCAAGTCCCGCCTCACCGCGCTCGCTAAGGAGAAAGGCGTCGAGTATGTCGAGCAGATCGGACAAGAGACCGCTCAAGAACTCCTTAGCATCTCCGGCGAGAAGCTCGCTGAGTGGTCGGCCGGAGTCACCCCGCCCAAGGATAAAGCCTCGGCGTGGGGTCGGATCGCAAATACCATCCAGCAAACGGCGACATCCATCCCTTTCCTCATGGCCCCCAAGGGAGCCCTCGATACCTACCAGACCGTGCGTGGCAACGAGCAAACGCCACCCGCAGCGCCACCCGCCCAATCTCCAGAGCAAGCCCCCGCCGAAGTCCCTCAAAACTTCACCCCCATTTCCAGCCCTGCCGCCGCGCAGCCAGCTACCCGCCCGAGATCCCTCGGCGAAGTCCGCGCCCCACAGATCGCCCTCGACCAAGCCGCCGTGGATGAAGCCTTCGGCTCCCCATTTGCACCGCCGCCCGTGGTATCAAATGATACCTTCGCCCCGCCCGCGCCCGCTCCGGTGAACGCCGCATTACCAACGGATGCTCTCCCTACCGAGACACCTGGCGCAACCTATGGCCGCGAAGCAGAAATCTACGACGCCTTTTCCAATCTTCGCCGCGCCCCGTTTACCGATCTTTCCCCGGCCGCAGTTAACCCACAGGTTAACCCGCCAGTAGTTATGGTTCCACAAACAGAACCAGCAGACATTCCAAATACGCGAGGCCAAGGCAAACAATTTCACGGAGCAAGAGGGCCGATAGATAACCTCACAGAAGGATACTATAACCCGAACAATATTTACGGTGGCGAATCAACTTTCTACACCACTGATGCGGTAGATATAGCGGCTGGATATCAGCGCAAAAAACCAAACTCAGTGATTTATCAAGTCGCTGAAAAGGAGCCTGTTAATTTCTTTGATATGGAAGAAAGAAAGCCTGTAAATCAATGGCTTTCTATGTTTGATGGAATTGGTGAAATCTTTAATTTGTCTTTAGAAAATATATCAAGACAAACTAAGGGCACTCCAAATCTGAGGGAGATTATGGATGAAATGAGGGATGAGTCTTCTTATGAAGGTATAAGTAAAGATGAATTGCAAGGCACTTTTGGTTCAATAACTTACAGCTTAGAGAATCAAGGCTTTGGCGGAATGACGCATTTAGGCGGATTAAAGACAAAACGCGAGCCGCATAATGTTAAAATTTATTTTAGGCCATATGAGCAAATAGAGCTAAAGCCAACAGATGTGCGTGGTAATTTGGTTAACCCGCCCGATACCTCCGCTTTCGATCCATCTACGGCTACCGAGATCACAGAAACTTCCCCCACCGCCTCTGCTGCCCCCACGGTAAGCGCACCAACAGCGCCCGAATCGACGGGCTCACCCGAATTGATCAGCGGGGAGGGGACTTCTGTTTCAACCAAACTAGCACCGCCGCGCCGTTTTGCACGGTTGTCCTACGATGCCGGATCATTCCCCATCCTGGCAGCACTCCAAGAATCTCCCGTGCGCACCAGCGCCAGCGGGAAGGAAGGCGGAGAGAATGATATATGGGACCAGATGCGGCGCACCGGACGCCACTTTGTTGAGACGCACCGCAAGACCGGAACGCCCTACGATGTCCGCGCTCAAGAGCTATACAATCAGGGCTTACTCTCCGAGCCTACGGCAGATGCCCTAGCCAGCGCCTACCTTGGCGAGATCAAATCCTACCGCGCTGTCAAAGATGGAGATCCGCAAGAGCAGGAATACAATAAGCTACAAAAGCAATACGATACCTTCGCGAAGACGGCCATCGCGCCGCCCAAATCCAAGCAATCCAACCTCCAGCCCATATCCAGCTCCGACCTCCAAGTGGGGGATAAAGTCAAGATCGGCGACGAGTGGATGCACGTCAAAGGCATCGACCCCGATACCTTCTCAATGTCGCTCCAAGACGGAACAAAGTTCGGTCTTCAAACCGTGGAGGACGGCACGCAAATGTGGGTGCAGGAAACGGAACTCGCCGCCCCTGCACAGGATGACCCCTTTTCCTTCCTGGGTGAGACGGACACTCCCCCCGCCGCACCACAGCAGGGAGACCCATTCTCCGGCAATCTATTTACGCCAACCGAGATGCCATTCAGCCTCGACCGTCCGCTGGAGGATGACAACTTAAAGCGCCAACGCGAAGCCAATGAAGCCAAGCGCAGCCAGGCTATCTACGACGAGGCACAGAAGGGGCAGCAAGGATTAGACTTTCAAGAGCCAGCTCCGCGCCCGTTCTCCGACCTTATGGCAGAGAACATGAAGCGCAAAGGCGAGGCGGGCTACATCGACCTCGGCGTGGTGCAAGATTTTGGGCATAGTGTTTATCAGGCGGGGATGGATTTTGCCGCATGGTCGGGCCGCATGGTGCAGAAGTTCGGGGATACCATCCGCGATGTCCTCTCTTCTCTCTGGCACGTTGTCTCCGGCGGGCAATACCTGCCCCAAGCCCGCGAGCGTGGCAGTGTAAACATTTCTCCTGGCACCGGCCCCAAGCCCCGCAAGTTCACGCAATCTGTGCAAGCCGCCGAAGGCGTCATGCCGGAGGTGAAAGCGCAGCTTAATTCTTTTGAATACGATCCGGTCACTAATGCCGAGACCGTGGCTCAAGCCCGCGCTGGCATAGATGCCGCAGGGAGCATGGATGCCGCTCTCACTGGACTCATGGGGAAGACCGCCGCGCCAGCATGGCAACCCTCAGCCGTGGACTACGCGACCGGCATGGAACTCATGTCGCAACTCCAAAACCGAGGCCGACATGAGGACGCCGGAGCTATCGCAAATATGATGGCGACCCGCTCCACCGACCAAGGCCGCGCGATCCAAGCCCTCTCTATGATCTCCCGCCTCGGGCCGCAGGGCATCGAGATCTTCGCCCAACGCCAGCTCACGCAGGCCGCCACCTCGGGCAAGACAGACAAAGTGCGCACGACCATCCAAGCGAAGATCGACGAGGCCGACCAACTCCGCACCGAAGTCACCAAGCTACGCCACGATGCCACGACCGCCGCCATCGTCGGCAATAAAGACATCATTAAAGGCGAACTCCCCGCCGGAGCTAACCCCGTGAAGGTGAACCTCGCCATACGCGACGCCATCATGGGCTCGCCTACGCCGCTGGCGGCCGAGGCCGCTACCCATACCATCCTCACGGCCGAAGGGCTCTCGGATAAGGGGGCCGTGCGTATCAGCAAGAGCGTCGTTAAAGATTTCCTCAAGACCACACAGGATGCTCGCGCTAAAGTCCTCCAAGACCTACAAGCTGCCGCTGAGAATGACCGACGCTTAGATAAATCCAAACTCGGCGGGCTCATGCGCCTCAACCGCGAGGGCAAGCTCACCGATGCCAGCCTGCACGCAGGCATGGCGAAGATGCTCGGCATCCCACACTGGGGAGCGGAGCAAAGCGCCAAGGTGCAACGCATCCTCGCGCAGCGCGACAAGGCTACCGATCCGCGTATCAAGCTTGTCAAGGGGGCCGAAGCCCTCGATGTCGTTTACCGTGAGTTCATGCCGCCTGGATTACTGGCTAAGATAGATACCTACCAGACGCTCTCGATGCTGCTCAATACGAAGACCGTCACCCGCAACGTGCTGGGCAACTCCATCATGTTCGGCGGCGATCTGGTGGCCGACTCCTTAGCTGTGCCGATGGATGCTGTGATGGGCCTCGCGACCGGAGAGCGCACGCGCACGGGATTATCCCTCGGTCAACGTATCGTGGGCCTCGGAGCCGGAGTCGGAGATGTGAAGGCGGGCTATGACTTTGCTCGCTCGGAAGGGCGTGGCGTCCTCCCAAGCCTAGCCAAAGGGGTCGATACCCTCGTGCGCCTCGGCCGCTTGCAATCCAGCGGCAAATATGACTCGGCTCAGATCAGCGCCTACAGCGGCGGCACATTCACGGCCCCTGTCCTGCGTCACCTCGAATCCACCCTCGGAGCCGTGCTCTCCATAGCCGACCGAGGATTCTACGAAAGCGCCTTCCGATCCAGCCTCGACAACCGCATGAAGGCGGCTCGCGCCAACGGGACGCCCATGCTCGCGCCCGATGCGGACATGATCACCGCTGCCCGCATGGACGCCGCCCGCGCCGTTTACCAGGATGACAATATCACCAGCCGCACGCTGGGAGGGATGCGCCGTGCGCTTAATGTCAATCAACGCTGGGGGCTCGGATCCATGCTTTTCAAATTCACTCAAGTCCCAGGCTCTATCGCTACCCGTGCGGTGGAGTTTTCCCCGCTGGGCTTCATCGGTACCGCCTACGAAACCCTCGCCCCGCTCCTAAGTAAGAATAAGGAGTTCGACCAAAAGGCATTTGTGGATTCCTTCACCCGCGCCCTTGTCGGCACGACCGGCCTCGTCGCCACCGGCTACTGGCTCGCGCAACTCGGCATCATCTCCGCAGGCAGCGACGCAAAGGATGAGGACAAGCGCAACCTCGACAAAGCCCGTGGATGGGGGAACTACAAACTCAACGCCACCGCGCTCAAGCGTGCGCTCATGACCGGCAACTTCTGGACCCGCCAGCCACAACAGAAAGGCGACATGGTGGTGAGCTACGATTGGGCGCAACCCCTCTCCATCGGCGTCGCCATGGGAGCCTACGCCCGAGAGAACCAAGACGCCGTGCGCGAAGACGTCCTGCGCGGCAAGAAGCAAAGCCTCCTCGCCACCGGCATGAACTGGCTCGCCTACGGAGCCGGAGCCGCCACCGGTGCCATGAACTCCCTCGTCGAGCAACCTCTCCTCACGGGCATCAACTCTTTCATGCGAAACGCTGGCTACGATGGACTCATCGGGGCCGTGGTGAAGACCGCCGCCGATATACCTGGCAGCTTCGTCCCATCCTCCGCCCGCCAGTGGATGCAGCTCGACGACAACTCCTCCCGCGAGGCCCGCGACAGCTCGCCCTTCCGTCAATACGTCAACGAACTCAAGTCCCAACTCCCTGTGCTCAGTAAATCTCTGCCGCAGAAATACGACATCGCTGGAAAGCCCGTCGAACGCTGGGCGCAAGATAGCAACACGATCTTCAACGTCATGTTCAATCCAAGCATGGTCACTTACATCAAAGGCTCTCCCGTGCTCACCGAGATGGGAGAGATCTACCGCCGCACCGCCGATGGCCGCGCCGTAGCCAACCAGGTCAAGCCCGAGTTCACGCTCGAAGGCGTCAAGGTCCGCCTCACGGATGAAGAGATCAGCGCCATGCAAAAGGATATGGGCGCACTCTCCGTCGCCACCATCGAGAAATATGTGCTCGATGATCCCCGCTACGCCAAAGCCTCATGGGACGTGAAAGCTAAAGCCTTCACTCGCGCCCTGGAGAAAGCCGCCACCGCATCCAAGTATCGCATCCTCCTCGCCCGTCCCGACCTCAAGGAACGTGCCCGCCAAGACTTCATCCAAACCCGAGATGCCCGATCCAAACAACAATCCCTCATGGAATAAGAATGGGGGAGGGTTTTTTAAGCCCACCCCCATGATAAAAGCCTGCCAGCTCGCGGAGAATTACAGCGGCTTCGGACGCTTGATGAGATTGTGGTAATGGTTAAAGGTCGTCTGAATATCTCGGTGCCGGAGTAACCGGCTGGCAACCTCGATCCCGTCACGTCCCGCGATCTGCGCCCCGTATTCTTTGCGAAGATTGTAAGCGCCCTTCTGCCCGTCAGGAATGAACTGCCGCACAAACTCATTGATCCCGTAGTGCGCGAGGTCGTAAGCCTCCGTCTTGCTAGACCTGGGGATGACAAACTCGCCATCACCACCAAGCGCAGCCTTGATGAGCTTAAGCATCCGTGACCGCATCGGCACGCGACCGCTCCGGCCCTTTGGCTTCCAATCATCGCGCTTAATGAGCACAAGGTCGGCGGTCCCGTCAGTCTGCCAATCCACCCAGCTCCACTTCAAATGCTCCACCTCCTCATTGCGCAGCCCCGCCTTGCGCATGATCCAGTAAATCGCCCACACCCTCGCGTTCTGCTTGCGCAGCCGGTGGCCCGCCGCTTTATCCATCCGTGCCAAAGTCAATCGGTCGATAGGCTGATACCCCTCCGTGCTCGTCGATCCGCCCGACACTGCCCAAAAATCTGTGAGATCCGGCAGCTTGAGTTTTTCAAATAGGTAAAATCTTTTCCGCGCGACAACGCTCTTAATCGTTTGAACGTCCGTATGGATGCCCGACTCGGAGCGGTCCGCTGCTTTCTGAGTGTCGATCCATGCCCGCAGCGCGGCGGCCGTCAATACCAGGTGCGTGCTTTGTTCCTCCCAATCTCTCCTCTTCGTCACCTCCCGCACATAAACCGCAAACCGGCTCAGGCCTTTCGTCCTCGAAGCCTCGGGACCGTGAACGCGATAAATATCCGCCACCTCGCCACACTTCGCAAAGCCTGGGCGCTTCACCGCTGCCGCTATCTGGTGTTCATCCTTCGAGCGCAGCGCCGCCGCCAATTTCTCCGCAGCCCGCATCGCCTCCTTGCGTCCGGCCTCGCTGTGCTTAGTGACGCCCGTGGAGAGTTTTTTTGTGCGCCCGTCAATCTGGACACGGTAATACCAGCCCGCCCGTCCCTCATCATTCCTCCAGAAAACCGATACTTCATTGTGGCGTCTCATACGGGGACAACTTTAAGCGGGGACAACTTTGGGGTCAACTCCGATACGAAAATAGAGCAATGTGGACGATGCTGGTGATGCGTCGGCAAACCTAAGAACACCCGCAGAGGTAGCATTAGAGAGGGTTTGCAGAGAGAGAGGGAGTGCAGCCATGAGGAGTCGAACCTCAAACCTTCTGATCCGTAGTTTATCTTTGTTTTATTGGTAATCATAGACTTGTGATAAAGGGGGACAACTTTGGGGACAGGTGGGGTTTTACCTTCTGACCATAATAAGAAATTTTCATTCAATAAGTTGCGCAAAATTTTGAGGGTTTTTCACATTTTAATGTGCTTACGCTCCTCTTCGGTGGGCTTGTCGGGGCGTCCGGTGGCTGTGTTGAGCTGGTGCCGGATCCATGCGGCGAGCTTGCCTGGCTTTGAGGCGCGCACCCATGCGTTTTTTTCCTCCGGATAGCATTCAAATAAAATCTTGGCGGTCATATTTTCCGCTTCGGGATCGGGATTGCGGGCGGCGTGGCGGTTGCCGGTATTGCCGTGTGGCGGGGCGTCGTCTGTCATTTTTTTAGGCGGGGCTGGTTGCTGGGTTTAAAGTTTCGCGCCCATCCGCCATGCGGCATTCTTGCGCGGGGGTAATTACGGGCTTCCCGTCCACTAGGGCGGGAAGGATGGCGGCATCGTCGGCGGCAAGTTGGGCCTCGGTGGTGTGGCCTGGGGTGATGTCTAAATGATGAAGCGCCGCCTCAAGTTTTGAGGCGGCGCGGGTGAATTGGTCGGGTGTCATTCGATTAAAACAATGGTGGGCTGCTATCAATTATTAGATGAGATTTTGCCCACTCGGGGTTGATGCCTCCTTTTTCTATCAAAAGGTTTTTGAGTTTTTCATCTCGGGCTGCGTTGGATTCTTGTTGCTTCCTCCATTCGTTGTGCGCGGCATTATTTGCGACCCGCTGCGAGGTGAACGGCCCGAGATCTTCGCGCAGTTCATCTTCTTGGTGGATAGAAACGAAAATCCCCTTTTCCGTCGGGAATGTGTGGTAGTCGTGTTTGGATGTCATCTTTTTCATTTTGTGGGAATGATGAATTTAGAGATTAGGTTGCCGAGGGTTAGGGTTTGATGATTTGGGTCTTCGTCTTCGCCTTCCCACTCGTAAACCTCGTATTCGTGGCGGGTGTTGGTGAGTTGCCCGCGATGATCATCCCAATCCCATCGGCGGATGACAGCAAGATCTCCCCAAATTGCTTGGCCTGCGGAATGTGGCTGCCCTTGGTCCTCCGGTGGCGTTAAATATGTGAGATTTGCAATCTCGGCTTGTTCTTGTGGTGTTAGTGTTTTCATTTTTCTTAGGGTTGGATTTTTTCGCGGGGGTTGTCGATGGTGTATTTTTCGAGCCATTTGGCTAGGGTGTTGTCAGAGGTGAATGTTTCTAGGGTCTTGGATCCGTCGCCCCATAGGATCTCGATGGTGATTTTTTCGCCTTCGGTTTGAATTTTTGTGAGTTTCATATTCTTTCAATGGTCCCAAGTCTCTCCTGTGGCGGCTTCGATGGCGTCGGCCACTTGATCCCATAGCGCAGTGCCTTCTTCTCCGGCTGCGTCGGTGGCGTCGTAGCTGTCGCCCATTGCCTCGAGGGCGGCGCGGAGGGCTGCGAGCATCTGCGGGGCGGCTGCGATGAGACGCCCGACGGGTTCGGTTTCTGTTGCGTTTAAAAGGGGAGAGACGCGAGCGATGGGGAATTTTGTTTTGTCCTCAGTGATCCCCCAAGGGTGAGATGTCCAGGTGTTGAATGTTTTCATAAGTTGGCGGCGATTTCGTGCGCGGCGGCGCGGTTGGTGGTGCTCATATTAAATTAGTCCTGCTTCTTTGAAGGAGAAGAACGGGGTTTCTGTGTGGCTGGATCCAACAATAATATGATCAATCAATGAGATTTGCAGCATTCCGGCTGCTTCCCTTAAGTTTTTGGTGACTCTCATATCTGCCTGGCTCGGGGTTGCGTCCCCGCTGGGGTGATTGTGCATGATCGCGATGGCGTAAGCATTCATAGCTATTGCGGGCCGGAATACGTCCCTAGGATGGCACATGCACTCTGACAATGTGCCTATGCTTACTATGCTGTGAGCTACGGTGCGGAGTTTTGCATTGAGGATCAGAACAATCATTTGCTCTTTTTCTTCGCTGAACCACGGGGCCGATGTGATGGAGTTTTCCCAATACTCTAATGATTTTTCTGGTCTGTCACAAATGAGTCCTGGGCATTCGCGGACAAATTGAATTTTAACTTCGTTTGATGTTTCCATGGTCGCGCCTCCTTAGATTGTTGGGTTGAGGGTGGCGGCGATGAGGCCGAGGGTGAGGAAGGCGGCGAGGCCGCCAATGAATGCGGCGGGGCCGCTGGTGAGGGTGAAGGCCGCGCCGAGGGCGAGGGCTGAGACTGCTGCCAGGGCGAGGGCTCCGGCGATTGCGTTTTTTGCTGTTTTCATTTTGTTTCCCAGATTCGCTGGGCCGAGGTCTTATTTTTCCAGATTCGCTGGATCGGGCGGGCCGTGTTTGGCTCGCTTGTTTTTGAATTTATATATAAACAAAAAGAGCGCAAGAATTATTTTTCATTTGGTTAAAATAATTTTACAGAAAATGCTTGACAGGCGCGAAGGCTGATAGAATCAGGCTCGGCGGGTCATGGTCCTTTTCTTTGCGAAAGAGTTTTTTTAGGCGGCGGGATAAATTGCATCAGCGGATTGGGGGCGCTGGGGGAAAATATGGCGATGGTTTGGGGTGGTGTTTCGTCGGGCCGGAACATCTCAAAATTACACGATCCGTCACGCCAGCGGGCGCGGAAATAATGGCTATAAGCTCCGGTGTGGGGCCATGTGAGGCGGCCGGTGCTGAGGCGCTCGGGAGTGATCTTAAGGGTGACGGGAGCGACGCCGAGTACGTTGCCGTTCCAATCTACAAGCCCGCCAGCGGGCTCTGTAAGAATCTGAATCTCTATCGGCTCGGGGACGGCTTCGGCTCGGCGGGTGATGGGCTCGGGCTGAGGAGTGGAGCAGGATGCCAGGAGAAATGAGAGCAAAACGGGGAATGTGGTTTTTATTTTCATAAAAGCTTATTGATAACAATCTACCCCCTCACCCCCACCTAGCGGCAGGGGCATTTGAATGATTTTGCATGGCTCTACCCCGTGGCGTGTTTTTTCTTTTGCGGAATCGGCCCAACTTGTAAAGGTTGGGCTTGGACTTTTCCCTGGATGATACGAGTGAGGCCAAAAATAGCGCCTTCGGTGAGGGCGGCTGTGATTGCTTCTCGCGCCCACGCTCCACGACTAATCCCGCCGGATGCCGCGAGGCGGTCAATCTCGGCGACTTGGGCATCTGTCAGCGTGGTTGAAACGCTGATTTTGCCATCGCCTGCGCCGTGGCTTTTTTTTGCTTTCACGGGATCAATATAAGCGGTCGGAAATCATTTTCAATTTTTTTTATTGCTTTCCAATTGGAAATGAATATTTATGAATGGAAATGAGTGGAACACCCTACTTGACCATGAATAAAACAATACAAACGCAGATACCAAAAGAGCTGGATCAAATCATCTCAGCTATTGCAAAAAGCCAGATGGTGAGCCGCGCGGCGGTCGTCCGCCAGTTGATTGTAAAGGCGCTTGATAAAACGAGAGAGGGCCAGATATGAGCTCTGTTTTTTATAGCCTGGCGACGGGATGCCTGAGCGGGGCGGTTTTTTATTTTTTTGCGAAAATGGAGGGCTGGAAATGAGCCGCTTATTTTTGTGCAGGGCCACGGATCCGCTGCGGGGATCTTTTGGCGACTATGTGAGGGCGGGCAGCCGCGAGGCCGCGCGGGCTGCGTTTTTTAAAATATTTGGGTTGTGGCCTCATTCGGTGGAGGTGGAACGATGAGCGCGGATGATTTTTTCCGGTGCTCGGGATATTTTTTCGATTTTTTGCAGATGGTCGCACCGTTGGTCGTCCTCCTTTGGGTGACGGATCGAATCCTGGAGGGCGGGAAATGATCGAGCAACATTATTCAGCCAGGGAAATTGCGGCGTTGCTCAAGGTCGATCACTCCACGGTGACGCGTAAAATATCCTCCGGCGAGATGAAGGGGGTCAAAATCGGCAAGCGGGTCATTGTTCCCGAGTCGGAGGTAGAGCGGTTTCTTGACCTCAACAGACTCGGGAGGCCTGCGCCTCTTCCTGTCCGGCGAGGGGTCCGGCCTTTGATCGCCTCGCTTTAAATCCCTGCCGCCTTTTTTATTTTTTATGGACTCCCCCTTAAGTCGATTTGATGCGCATGAAACTGCGGCGCCTTTTTTATTTTCGGCGGCGGAAATAGGTGCTGAGAAGCTCGAAGCCACTGGGGAGTTCAGCGGCGAGCGGTTGCTTGCTCGCAGGCCGGAGGTTTATCGGGCGATATTATCCATGAGTGCCGAGGGTTTGAGCGTGTCGGCTATGGCTCGGGCGTTCGGGGTCAGCCGGAATACGATTGCAGCCGTGCAGGATCGTGAAGGATTTTCTATAGAGCAACATAAAAAGGAGTTGCTTCGGAATGTGCGCACTGCGGCGCGGCTCTCGGTCGAGAGGGTCGTGGAGTTGGTGCCTTCTATCAATAGCGCCAAGGATGCGGCCATTGTTGCGGCGGTGATGGTCGATAAGCTCCAGCTCCTCAGCGGCGAGGCAACGGCCCGAGTCGAACGGGTAGAGGTTAGCCAGGACAAACTCTCGGAGATGCTAGCCGGTCTGCCGGAGCTCGAGGCCGAGATCGTGCCGGCAACCGGTTCAAGCGGCAGCGGGTCGGAGCAAAAGGGGCGGGCTGCGGCGGGTTGCCTGGGGTTGGATCCGGTGGGATTGGGGCGCGCTGGCTCCGGTTCTGATACTCAATCAGATGGTTTGCAGGGTTTACAAGACGTAAGCGCGGGGATGGGGACAACTTCGGGGACGGGTGACGCTGCGGGTCGGGTCGATCTCGAGGATCTGGCCGCCGACACGGAGGGGGGGAGGGGGTCTGAATTTTTGGCCCCCCCCCCGTCAGCACCCACTGATTTGGGTGAACGGAAAATTTTTAGCAAAGGAGACCTTAACTCCTAAACGGAGGTCCATTTTATGCAAAATAAAAAAAACAAGCCGGAGGTGGAGCAGGCGACGCCTCCGGTGCAGGAGGCGGTGAAGGTGAAGGTGTACCGCCATGTGCCGAACAAGAACTTGCTTCAAGTGCAAGTGCCTAATGGGGACGGGGGAACAATGAAGGTGGGACTGATGCGTGTGCGCGATAGCCACTACTACAGGGCGGGGGAGATGATACCGGCTAAGTTGGGCGACCATGATGTGTGGGAGCCGCTGAAGACCCGTTTCCGCCCCAACATAGGGGGGCTGGTATGAGTGGCGTTACGGCGTTGTTGCTGGCGGGGTTAGTGATGCTGGCTCTCTGGACGACTTTTCACCTTGGGGTGGAGTGCGGCAGGGAGGAGAAGGAAATAAATGATGATGAGGATGATGATTTTAAATGAAAACGCGATTGATTGTTATTGATACTGAGACGGGTGGGTTAGATGCGCAAAAAAACGCCCTGCTTTCTTTGAGTGCGCTTGATACTCTTGATGGTGAGGTTTTTACAGCTATGATAAAGCCTTCGCCTGAGTGGATCGTGGAGCCGGAGGCGATGCGGGTGAATGGGTTCACCTTGGATTTTCTGGAAAAACACGGGCGGCCTGAGCGGGGGGTGATGGAGGACTTTGCGTTGTGGCTGGGGGAGCGGCGGTATGCGTTGCTGGCTGGCTGTAATGTGGCGTTTGACATTGGGTTCCTGCGGGCGGCGGGCGAGCGTGTGGGGCTGACGTTGCCGCTGGGCTATCGCTCGGTGGATTTGCAGGCGGTGGCTTGGCTGGCTTGGGAGGTGGGCGGTCTGGAGCTGCCGCTGGGCAAGGATGGGCTGCCTAAGTTGAGCTTGTCGGTGATCTCGGAGGCGCTGGGGCTGGGCCGGACGAGTAAGACGCATAATTGCCTCGAGGACACGATGCTGACGTGGGCGTGCCTGAGCAAGATCGGCCGCTGCGTGGAGATGGCCCCTCGCGTGGAGGTGCAGCCATGAACTCGAAGGAGAGGGCGCTTTCTTACGACGATGCCCGCTGTGGCCACCGTGTGGTGATGCGGCCGAAGATTACGAACAAGGCTCTCACGCGCTGGCTTGCTGGCCGTGAACCGCAAAAAAAGAAACTGACGGAGAAAAAAGAACAAAATGAGCAACTGGATTAAAATGCGGAGCAATCTTTGGGATGATCCTCGGATCGCCAGAATTTGCGACCTGACCCACAAGCGGGAGGCCGAGGTGATTGGTGGGCTGTATTGGATATGGTCGATGGCCGATGAGCAGAGCACGGATGGACAGCTTGATGGGCTTTCGCTTGGAGCTATCGACAGGAAGACGGGGGTTAAGGGATTGGGAGCGGCTCTTGCAAAGGTTGGTTGGATTACGGAAGTTGAAGATGGAGTTGAGATTGCACGCTTCGATGAACATAATGGAGCGTCTGCAAAAAGACGGGCGGAGATGGCGAAGGCGTCATCAAAATATAGAGCCTCGTCATCAAAGCGTCATCACTCTGATATGACGGATGGATCACGGGAATATGACCTAGATAAGAATAGAATAGATAATACCCCTATAGTCCCCAATGGGGACATGGTGTTGGAGGGTGAGCGGGTTGATTTACCGGCACCGGAGGATCAGATCGTTTCGAGATTTCGTGAGCTTTTCCACATTCGACCGACTTCGACTCTGGATGCCTCCACGACCAAGGCTTACCAGAAAAATAAAAAAGCGGCGGCGGAGTTGAGCGATGAGGATTGGCGGGCGCTGGAGTGGGTGTATCGCCAACAGGAGGGCGTGGCGGCGACTTACAGGCGTAAGGACTTGGCTACGTTGCTAAATAACCTCACTTCGGAGGTGCAGCGGGCCTACGATTGGGCGGGTCGCTCGGGGGTGAGCTTTGCCCTGGTGAGGGTGGCGGTGGAGTCGGAGCCGGAGGGGTGGGCGTCGATCATCACGGATGAAGACCCGAGCTATAATTGCATTTCGTGGGCGGCTTTGCCGGATTCGATGAAGCGTTATGTGCGGGAAAAAATCCGCCAACGGCATGAATCCTAACGATTACTTTTATCAACAACTTACCGAGCGCGATGCGATGGAGGAAGGGTGCTTCCGCGATAGCTTCCGCGCCGAATGGGGGGTGGCATTCCCTCCGCAACTTAACAATGAATATGAACAATATATGACTACAAACAATGAATCCCTCGATACTTACGAGGAAAATAAAAATACGGGGCTGGCGCTGATCACTCGGCACAGGCCGGATGCGAAGTATGAGTTCCTGCGTTTCCAGGTGGGGGTGATGGCGCTGCGGCAGATGGTGGAGCCGATCTACGACGAGGCGGGGGAGAGGGTGATCGGGGAGCGTCCGCTGGATCGGGCGACTTGCATGGTCTTTAATCTCTTGGGCTTTGGGGTGTCTTTGCAAAAAGCAAAAGCAATGATGATGAGGAACTACAAGCTATGAGCGTGTCAATGAATTGGGTGGATGCCGATAAACAAAAGCCGGATGATGGCGAGACCGTCATCATTCACATGCAGGGGGGGGAAGTCTGGACGGGTTTCCTTGACGGGGATGTCTGGCGGAATGTGTCGGGCGCACGGATTCACGAGGAGGAGCCGGTATTGCACTGGATGCCGCTCCCTAACCCTCCAATCGGAGGACATCTATGAGCGCGAGTTCTTTACCAGAGGCTCCGGTGTGCGAGCGGGCGGTGATCGGGGCGGCGTTGCAGGAGGGGCGGGTGGCGGATAGTGTGCTGGAGGTGCTGCGGCCGGAGCATCTCGCTTGGCCTGCGAATAAGGAGATCCTTTCGCTGATCTCGGATATGCGGCAACAGGCGTTGCCGGTGGATTTTATCTTGGTGACGACGGCGTTGGATAAGGCGGGAGTCCTCGAAGCGGTGGGCGGGAGTGCCTACCTATCGGAGCTGGCGACGGATATGGGGACGGTGGCAAATTGGCAGTTCTACGCAGAGGAGGTGATCGACTCATGGAAGCGTCGGGAGATGCTGGCTGCGGCGATGAGGTTGGCGCAGGAGGCCCGTGATCCGGCTTTGAGAGTCGAGGACGCGCAGGAGCGGTGCGAGCAGGTGCTATACGGCTTACGGGAGAGTATCGGGAAGGAGAATGTGGTGGCGCATTGCAAACGGGCCGTGCTGGAGGCCGTTGAGCATATCGAGAAGGTGTATCAGAATCGCGGACAGACGGTGGGGCTGGAGAGTGGCATTCACGATCTGGACCGCTCGACGGGGGGATTCCTCGGCGGGCAGATGATTGTGATCGCGGCGCGTCCGGCTTGCGGGAAGTCGGCGCTCGGGATGCAGATGGCGCTCCATGCGGCGATGAAGGTGCAAGTGCCGGTGCTGGTCTTCTCGGTGGAGATGCCGTCGATGGAGCTGATGACTCGGGCGATATGCTCGGAGGCGGGCATTGACCTCCAGCGGGTGCGGGATGGATTTTTGCCTGCGACGGCGCTGGGGAATGTGTCTTCGGCGGCGAGCCGCTTGAGCAAGGCGAACTTGTATCTGGACGATACGCCTGGCTTGACGGTGGCGCAGTTTCGCTCACGGGCGCGGCGGGCTAAGGCGGCGCACGGCATTAAGCTCATTGTGGTGGATTATCTGCAATTCATGCACGGGTCGTCGAAGCGGGCGGGGGAAAGCAGGGCGCTGGAGGTAAGCGAGATCTCGAAGGCGATCAAGACAACGGCGAAGGAACTCAGTATTCCCATCATTGCCCTAGCGCAGCTCAACCGCGATGCGGATGAGCAGAGCAAGCCGAAGCTCTCGAATCTCCGCGAGTCGGGCAGCATCGAGCAGGATGCCGATACGGTGATGCTCATTCACCGCCTAGACAAAAATAAAAAACGGGCGGGCGAGGATGAGGAGCCTATGGATCACAATACGTTGCTGATCCTTGCAAAACAAAGAAACGGCCCGACGCCGGAGATCAAGCTCAACTTCATCGGCGAGCACACGACCTTCCGAAATGTGACGGAGAAGGCGTATAGCAACAACAAGAACGAAAGGCAGAAATAAAACCATGAGTATCATATCTGATTCGGCGGTGGGGTGTACGGCTTGTCATCGGGAGTGGCTTGACCATCCAGGGTTGGACCACACTTGCAAGCTGGCGACGGACTTGGCGGCGACGTTGAGGGGGGTGTTGCGCTATGCGCACCCTCCGGAATACACGCGCGATATTGGGGCGCAGGAAGTTTATTTTGACCTCATCGAAAATGCGCGGCGGCTGATCGTGAAGGCGCGGACTTTTGAAAGCGAACTATGAACTCTCTCTCGGACTACATAGCGCACAAGGGTATCGACCCGACGCATACGCTCAATCTCCTCCAAGATGCGGGGGTGGTGTCGGATCTGTGCATCACGGTGGAGGAGGTGGGCGATACGGGCCTCGCGGTGGCGTGGCTGAATGAACATGAATCTGAACTGCGGAGGGCGAAATGAGCGGCACGCCTGAGACGGATGCGGCGGTGATGGCGGCGGGGGGAGATTGGTCTTACCCGCTGCGGGAGTGCAGTCGCCGGTTGGAGCG